CTTGGAGAATAAGAGAGTATAGTCGTCTAACAGTTAGTAGGGAGATTTAATATCTCGCTTGATGATGGAAATGAAACAGTGGTTCGAAACACCGAGTAGTTTCAAAAGAACTTTCAACATTTAAAACCCACTTTGAAGTGAAATGGAAGGGTCGCAACCTTCCTTCAAAGTGGGTTTTTTTTTTGCTTGTATCCGCTGGTACACTTTTTGTATAATACAGACATGATAAAGAAATGGGTAGTAACAACACAATATTTAGAAAATTACAACATTGATGAACCTAAAGAAGGTTATTGGAAGTTCAAAGGTGGTTGTGATTATTTAATTGAGTGTGAGCGTGACCAAGATGCTGTAGCGTACATCTATGATACTGAATGCCTAAGTAATGAAGTCCAAAAAGAATTTCCAATCGAATGGAAATCTTATGAAGAATGGTATTCAAACTTACCTACAGATGAAGAATACAAACAATTTTTATTAAATAAATTAAGAGAGGTTAATTATGAGTTGTAATACAAATACAATTATACAAGAAAATATTCTAATGAATGTTCTTGATATGACTAAAGAAGATATTATAGAAGAACTGACACCAGCTCTCATTGAATCAAAAGGTCTAGAGACTTATGATGATTTAGTTGATGCTTTAGTTGAACAAAGATTTGAACAACATCCTGAAGGATATTAATTGGAAACAACAGGAAAATATATTGGCGTACCTAAAACTAGGTATGACTTTACATTAAAACTTATAAAAACTCAGAGTACAAATAGAGGTTTTTTTGTACATACTTTTGAAGATAGACAACAGAATCAATTTATTTGTTTTGCTGATAAAGAACATATTGATATTGAGAGATTGAAATTAATAGAAGGTGATGTATTTCAATGTAGAGCAACAGTCAATAGACATTCAATCAATGATTTCAAAGTTGAAATACCTATCAAACAAACAGTTTTAAATCGTGTAAAATACACTAAATACTTGGGTAATAATGACTCAAATAATAACACTATATCCGAAAATCCAGAGGAGGTCTCTACCTAGGAGGATTTTCTATATTAACAGAGCTTTGGATAGAGCACAATGTCCTGAATTCAGAAAGATGTGGGAAAGAAAAAAACAAAATCTTTTGAAAAAATATTCTGAACACGGATAAATCTGTTATAAATATAATTGTAGATGTCAATAATGAGTCTACATTTTTTTAACCTTGCTTTAACTAGGAGGAAATATGACTATAAATGAAGCAATATGGAGAGACTTATCTCCGTTCACTATCGGCTTTGATAATATGTTTGAACAGTTATCGAGAGTCCGACAAATACCACAAACTAATTATCCACCTTACAATATTCGTAAGGGTAAATCTGAGGATACATTTTTAATTGAACTAGCAGTAGCTGGTTTTAGTGAAGATGATTTAACAATTTCTGTAAAAGAAAATAATCTTACAGTTGTTGGTGATATCTCAGATAAAGATAGTGAGTTTGTTCATCACGGAATATCACAAAGAAAATTCTCTAGAAATTTTGTTCTAGCAGAAGATGTCGTAGTGAAAGGTTCCGACTTATTAAATGGTATCTTAACCATTTATGCTGAGAGAATAGTTCCAGAGGAAAAGAAAGCTAGAACTATTGAGATTGGTCGTTTACCAAGTTCAACAAAGAAACAGTTCTTAGCTGAATAAATAAATATAAATGTTCAGGTGTCAGCTTGACACCTGAGCGTTCGGTAGTATAATAGAGTAATAAATAATTAAATTAATTTATGAGGAGTAAATATGAGATTTTGGAATAAAATCGTAAATTTTTTCATGGGTGAACCTTCAGGTGTTAGAGCAAGAGATTCTAAAGGTAGATATGTTGCTGACGACCCAAGTACTGTAGCTAATGAAGCGTACAAAGATGGTAGAACACCAAAGAAAAAAGTTAGTAAAAAACCAGCTGCAAAGCGTGGTAGAGGTCGTCCAAAAGGTTCTAAGAATAAACCTAAATAAGAGTGACCGAAGACACTAATACAATAAATACTTATTATCCACTATTTGATGATGGTTTATATACAGAAGTCGTTCATCAAAATGGTGAGAGAGCTATCAAGATATTGAAAGGTGAATATAAAAATGTAATTTATCAATATGGTAAAGTAGAATTAGTACCAAAAGATAAATCAGATGAACCTACAATTAATTTTGAAAGAGCAGTAAGGTCTTGTCCGGAAGAAATGAAAGATACTATTTCTGAGGATGAAAATTTTAAACAACTTATGGGTAGTATACTCGTAGAATTACTAGCAAATCAAGGGCTAGAGGAACTTAACAATGGAATATAGTACAGAATTTAGAGTAAGACTCAAAGAAGAAATAACAGCTGACGAAGGTAAAGTATTAGAAATATACAAAGACCATTTAGGTTATCCTACAGTTGGTGTTGGTCATTTAATTCTAGAAGGTGATGAAGAATTTGGACAACCAATAGGTACAAAAATTACTGAAACTAGATGTGATGAATTATTATTTCGTGATTTGAATATAGTCTTATCTGAATGTGAAGATAGATTTCATAACAATTGGATTGATTGGCCGGAAGAAGTAAAACTAATAATTGCTAACATGGCATTCAACTTAGGATTAACTAGATTAGTTAAATTCAAAAAGATGTTTGCAGCTTTAAATGAAGGTGATTATAAGAAAGCTTCAGAAGAAGGTTTAGATTCAAGGTGGGCGAAACAAGTTTACAACAGAGCAAAGAGATTAATGAATCGTTTGCGTGATGTAGATGCATAAGGATACAAATGGAAGAAGTAATAAAGGAAGCACTTATTAAAAGATATGAAGGAGAAGCAGCTTCAGCGAAAGCTAATATTCTTCTTTATTTAAATAATTCTGTTGGTATCGGTGAACACCCTGATATAATAGCATCAGTTGATAGTGAGATTGAAAAATTAACAAACGCAGAAGAAAAACTTCAAACAATAAAAAATCTTTAAAATTAGGTATACAAAAATACCTTTCAGTTATATAATGAACATATGCACTTTTATACAAATGTAAAAAAATACAAGGATTTCATTCTTGCAAGAGGTATAAAAAATGGTGAACGATATCTTAAAAGACTAAAATACGAACCAACACTTTATATACCAACCAATAAACATACAGCACATAAATCAATACATGGAGAATATCTTCAATCGAAGAAGTTCGGTTCTCCAAGTCATGCTCGTCATTGGAAAAAACAATATGAGAATACAGGTATAGACATACATGGTCTAGACCAATGGGAGTATACTTATATTGCTGAATCATTTCCAAGTGATATAGAATTTGATATCAAAAATATTAATATCTTAAACATTGATATTGAGTGTGAATGTGAAGATGGTTTTCCTGAACCAACAGAAGCAGAAGAAAGAGTTAACGCTATAACTATGAAGTTATTTGGTGATAATAAAACTCATGTTATTGGTATAGATAATTTTGATTTTAAAACAGATAATCCTGATATAGTTTATCATAAGTGTCGTCATGAAAAAGAATTACTAACTACTTTCATGAATCTTTGGGATGAATTAGAACCAGATATAATTACAGGTTGGAATGTCGAAACTTTTGACATATCATATCTTGTTAATAGGATATGGAAACTATTTGATTGGGATACTGTAAAAAAATTATCACCACATGAACTTATTACATCTAGAGAATGGTTGTACATGGGTCAGAAAAAAATGATATCATACAACATAGCTGGTGTTGCTATTCTTGATTATCTAGAAATGTACAAAAAGTTTACATACATTACTAGAGAGACATATCGTCTTGACCACATTGCTGAAATAGAACTTGGTAAAAAGAAACTAGATTATTCTGAGTTTGGTGCAATGCATCTATTCTATAGAAATGATTATCAAAAGTTTTTAGAATATAATATTCGTGATACAGAATTAGTTGAACAATTAGATAATAAACTACAACTTATGGAGTTAGTTATTACTATGGCTTATCAAGCAAAGTGTAACTATGAAGATGTATTTGGTTCAGTTCGATATTGGGATTTATTAATATTCAACTTTTTGAGAAAAAGAAATGTTATACCACCACCAAAGAAACTAGCACAAGACTCTAGAATTGTAGGTGCTTATGTAAAAGAACCACAAGTCGGACAACACAAGTGGGTAATGTCTTTTGATTTAAATAGTCTATATCCACATTTAATCATGCAATATAATATGTCTCCGGACACTTATCAAAGAAAAATATTCAATCAAGACATAAGTGTTAAGAAATTATTAGAAGGTGAAGTTGACCTTAGTATGTTAACTAATACAACAGTTACACCAAACAGTGCAATATTCAGAACAGACAAACAAGGTTTTCTTCCAGAGTTACTAGAAGAAATGTATGACCAAAGAGTTTTGTTTAAAAGAAAGATGATACAAGCACAACAAGAATTAGAGAACACATCAAAAGACAATACAAGAAAAAGAACTGAACTAGAATATGATATTGTTAAATATCACAATAATCAAATGGTCAGAAAAATTTCTCTTAATAGTTGTTATGGTGCTTTAGGTAATCAATACTTTAGATATTTCAACAGAGAGATAGCAGAAGGTATTACAACAGCAGGTCAATTAAGTATTAAATGGATTGAGAAAGCTGTTAATGATTATCTTAATAAGTTGTTAGATACTAATGATGATTATGTTGTAGCAATAGATACTGATTCAATATATGTTGTGTTTGATAAGTTAGTAAGTAGAGTCAATCCAAAAAATCCAATAGACTTTTTAGATACAGTTGCAAAAGAAAAGATTGAACCAATGATGTCTGAGAGTTACGAAGAACTAGCTTCTTATGTAAATGCTTATCAAAACAAAATGGATATGTCGAGAGAAGTTATAGCTGACAAAGGTATTTGGACAGCAAAGAAAAGGTATATTCTCAATGTTCATGATT